AACCAATCCAAATCAGTTTGATGAAAAACCTACTACTAATTAGTTTATCTTTGATGATGGCCAGTTGCTCTTTGATGCAATCTTCTATCAAACCAGTACAGGTAAAAAGTATTGCTGAAAGACCGCCGATGTATCATCCACCGTTACCATATCCGATGAGCCTATCAGAAGTTGATTGGGAAATTATGACACCTGAATTGATGGAGCAATACCTACAAAATCTAGAAAATGGTGATGCACCAAGACGCGCTTACTATTCTTTATCTAGTAAAGAGTATGAAAATCTCAGTATGGATATGGCAGAAATAACGCGTTGGTCTAAAGATATTTTATCAATTATTAAGTATTATAGAGAATACGACAAACCAAAACAGGATATCAAAGATGAGTAAGACACCAGATGAATTCGTATATAGAGCTACTCTAGATCGTATAGTAGATGGAGACACCTTTGATTGCATATTAGATCTTGGTTTTGATGTAAAATTACATAAACAAAGAGTCCGTTTGGCAGGTATAGACACTCCAGAATCTAGGACAAGAAATTTGGCTGAAAAGGCTTTAGGCCTAAAAGCAAAAGAAAGACTTAAAGAACTTTGCGAAGGTACATTTAGAATTAAATCTTTAGGAAAAGGAAAGTATGGAAGGATTTTGGGCATCCCTTATACAGCTGATGGAGAAGATATATGCCAAAAGCTTATTAAAGAAAAACACGCAGTTGAATACTGGGGCGGTACCAAAACAGGTAAAATATTGGAAGACGGAACTTGGGGCGAGTAACATGCAAATATCTGAAAAAGGTACATCTTTAATAAAACATTTTGAAGGCTGTCGTTTAGAAGCGTACCAAGATTCTGTAGGTATTTGGACAATTGGATATGGGACTATTAAAGGAGTCAAAGAAGGCGACAAAATAAATCAGAATGAAGCAGAGCATTTATTACAAGAAGAAATGCCTGAATACGAAGGCTATATAAATGATATGGTCGAAGTCCCTTTAGAACAGAACCAATTTGATGCACTTTGTTCTTGGGTATTTAATCTAGGACCTAACAATTTAAAGTCTTCTACTCTATTAAAAGTATTAAACGAAGGGAAATATGACGAAGTGCCAGAACAAGTGGTCAGGTGGAACAAAGCTGGTGGAAAAGTTTTAGAAGGATTGAAAAAAAGAAGAGAGGCTGAATCTCTATTGTTTCAAGGTAAAGAATGGGAGAATGTCTAGATGGCATATACTAAGTTAAATTTAAAACCAGGTATCAACCGAGAAGGAACTGCTTACGATAACGAAGGAGGATGGTTTGACGGAAACCTAATCCGTTTTAGAAATGGTCACGTAGAAAAGTTAAAAGGATGGGAAAAATTAAGTTCTAATACTTTTTTAGGAACAACTAGAGCCTTACATAACTGGATGAGTCTTGGTAGTAATCTTTATTTAGGATTGGGTACAACTTGGAAATATTATATAAAAGAAGGTACTAGTTATAGTGACGTTACGCCTATAAGAGCCACTACCACTAACGGTATAACTTTTTCTGCAACTGATGGTTCATCAACAATTACAGCTACTGATTCTAGTCATGGAGCCGTAACCGACGATTTTGTTACTATATCTGGTGCCGTTTCTTTGGGAGGCGTTATAACTGCTGATGTTCTAAATCAAGAATATCAAATTACATCAGTACCATCTGTTAATACCTATACATTTACTGCAAAAGACACATCAGGGAGTACGGTTACTGCTAACTCAAGTGATTCAGGTAACGGAGGTGCAGGAGTTGATGGCGCTTATCAAATTAACGTGGGACTAGATACTTATGTCCAGTCAACAGGGTGGGGGGCAGGACTTTGGGGTGCTGGAGCATTTGGATCATCAAGTGCCATAAGCGCATCTGGTCAGCTAAGATTATGGACACATGATAACTTTGGTGAAAATTTAATTATCAATCCGCGGGGGGGTGGTATTTATAGATGGGTAGAAAATAATGGAACTAGCACCAGAGCAGTTGCTTTATCTGATGTTACAGGCGCTAATTTAGTCCCTACACTTGCTTTACAAGTCATTACATCAGAAGTAGACAGGCATCTAATTGTTTTAGGTGCTGATCCCATATCAGGAAGTGCAAGAAGTGGTGTTATAGACCCGATGCTTATTGCTTTTTCTGACCAAGAAAATGAATTAGAGTTTGAACCATTAATTACTAATAGTGCAGGTTCTTTGCGTCTATCTAGCGGATCAAAAATAGTAGGCGCAGTTAAATCAAGACAAGAGATAGTTGTATTTACTGATACCTCTCTATACAGCATGCAATTTGTTGGACCACCTTTTACATTTGCAGTAAACCTTATTAACGAAGGTGCGGGATTGATTGGACCCAAAGGAGCTATTACAACTGACTCAGGTATTTATTTTATGAGTTACGGTAGTTTTTACTTGTACAACGGCAGCGTACAAAAACTACCTTGTACTGTTTTAAATTACGTATTCTCAGATTTAAACGTAGGACAAGCTTACAAAATACATGCTTTTAGTAATAGTGAAAATAACGAAATAGGTTGGTTTTATCCGTCATCTTCTTCATCTGAAATAGATCGTTACGTTATATACAACACGCAAGAACAAGTTTGGTACTACGGCAACCTAGAAAGAACTGCTTGGCTTGATACTGGTGTAGTTAACTATCCACAAGCTACAAAAGACAATTATCTCTACCAGCATGAGATTGGTTTTGACGACGATGGTAGTCCGATGACTGGTGTATTCGTCGAATCAAGTGACTTTGATATAGGAGATGGCGACCAGTTCCAATCTATATCCTCTATCATACCTGACATACGTTTTTTACAAGACGACAACTCTGGATCTGTAAATATTTTGACTAAGGTAAGAAACTTTCCAGGTGAATCTTTAACAACTAAAGCTACTTCTGCAATTAGTTCTTCTACAACAAAAGCGAATATAAGAGCTAGAGGACGACAGGCTGTTATCAGAGTTGAATCTGATGACGATCAGTCTGGTAGCGGTAATCTTGCTTTAGGATGGCGATTAGGCGCTACACGTTTTGATGTGAAAACTGATGGTAGAAGATGAGCAAGCTATTAGAAACTCGTCTACCGATAGAATCTAATCAGTTTGTAAATAGAGATATTTACAATCGTTTAGTCAGAATCCTAGAATTAAACTTAGGAACCTTTGATCCTGACAGCACACCCCAGTATAACGACCAACAAATCAGCACTTTGGCTTTTTCTATTGGTGATGTAATATGGAACACATCAATTGGAGTATTACAGGTTTATACTGGCTTCAAATGGATACAGCTACATACACCCGTCAATCCGCAGGGGTATCAACTGCAAGCAGAACTAGGTTCTGTTACTATCAGAAATAACGGAGCGACAACTATTAAAGTTTGATATGCAAGCAGTAGAAAATATAAAATCAGCGTATGAAATGAGTAATCTTCTTCTTACTCAACCCTCTGACTGGTTTATAGAAGACAAAACTTTTCAAGCTGTTAAAGACTCGCAACTAGATATCGTACGTTTTTTAAAGTCTCAAGGACAAGAAGACTTAGGCAAACTACCACTACACGCTGTTATAGATGAGCCTATCAAGGATGTTTATACAGCACCTATATTTTCAGAAACATTTTGCGATATATTTAAAGACGAACTACAAAACATCAAAGAACACTTTAACTTTGAGCCTAATAAAGAAGAAGACACGCTCAGACAGATACCTGAGATAGTCTTACAAGAACATATACCTGAATTATATTTTTCTTTGATGAGTGTGGTTAGTAGTATTTTAAACCCTATATTTATGGGTCTTTGGGGAAGAGTCGTTACAGATGGTGGCGTACAAATAGCCAATTACAATATAAGAGACAAGCAACAAGGAGCTTGGCACCACGACGCTAGTGCAGATATAAGCGTAGTAATCCCTTTAAATACAGGTGAATACGAGGGTGGTGGAACAGAATTTCAAGGTAGAGGTATTGTTGAACCGCTTCCAACAGGTAGCGCTTTGATGTTTCCTAGTTTTACTCACATGCATCGAGGACTGCCCGTACAGACAGGGGACCGATATTTATTGGTTTTTTGGCTGATATCACGTCCTTGTTGGGAAGATAAAAAAAACTATTTAGAAATGAATTTCATTTAACAAAACCACTAAAAACGATAGAATAAAACAAATGAATAGAATTGACAGATCAGGAACAGGAATAGCAACTTTAGGAAGAGACGAAGATCAGTTTCTAGCTCACGTTGCTTTGGGCGAACGTGTCGTACCACCTGTAATATCAGCCTCTACGCAGGCACGTATTAACCAAGAGATGAGGGCTGCTGGCCTTGATCCAAACGAGTATGCAGTTGGATCTGGTATGTCCATCAACCCAATTACAGGTTTACCTGAGTTTGGGTTCCTTAAGAAAGCTTTTAAATCAATTAAAAAGGTAGCTAAAGTAGTAGCACCAATTGCCATGTTAGTTCCAGGTGTAGGTTCTGCACTAGGAGCTTTGGCTGGTGGATTAGGTACAGGTATTACAAGTTTGGTAGGGAGTATACCAGGAGTGGGTGGAGCTTTATCTAGCGGTTTAGGCACTGTAGGTAAGGCTATCAGTGGAGGTCTTGGAAGTTTAGGAAAAATGCTCCCTGGTGGTTTAGGTGAAGGATTTCAAAACTTTTCGCAATTTGCAGAAGGGACAGGTCTTGGTGGGGGCGCTTTAAGAGATTCATTAAGTACAGCTTTTTCTGGTGGACTTGGCGGATTAATTAAAGGTGGTCCTTTAAATTTCTTAACACAAGGTATGAATCCTGTTGCAAACTATACACCAATGTCAGATACAATGGATGGACCGATAACTGGTTACATGAGTCCAGACGGTAAGGTTATTTCTGTAAATGATTACAATCAAATGGCATCAAATAAAGGAAGTTTTTTTGGTAGAGAAACACCTGGATTTATAAAAGGTATCGAAGATACTATAAAAGGTCAAACAGGAGCAGGGTCAAATAGTTTATTTTCTGGAATAGGGAGTATGGCTGGAGGCTTTCCTGGTGGCGGATTAGGTATGGGATTAACAGGATTACTGGCAAAAGCTGTATATGACGATACAAAAAGCAAGTCTGGTGGTTTAGCTCAAACACCACAAGTGATGATGGACTCTTTAGGAAGATACCAACTATCAAAAGAATTAGGAACAGGCGGTACTAGAGGTGAGTTTGGATTAGGACCAAAACCTGCTGTATTAAATGTAGCAGGGGGTGGTCCAATAGACAACAGAATGTACTACGCAGAAGGTGGCGTAGCTGAATTAGATATGCGTGACGGCGGTGAGTCTGAAGGACCTGGTACGGGTACTTCTGATGACATACCTGCGATGTTAAGCGATGGTGAATTTGTAATGACCGCAGCAGC